TCAAACCGCGCGTTACAGCGCGATTATATGGCTTAGAATTTAGGAAGCGTGGCGCTTCATTTTATAAGAATAAACTTAGAGAGAAGGGGATGACGAAATATACACGTCATCCCCGCATTTATAAATTGACGTGCCGCTGTAAGGATTTAGCGTGCAGGGAGCATTGTTCAACAAGGATGATAGTCAAAGCTGGGTTTCTCAGTCGGCTTTTGCCAAAAATATTGGTGTATCTGCGCAGGCAGTACGCAAGGCAATTGATAGTAATAGGTTTGATCAAGACGCTTTACGCTCTGAAAAAGCAAAGTCTGGAAAAACCAAATATAGAATAAATATAATTGAAGGTGCGAAGCAGTGGGAAGAAAACCGCGGTGGATCCGTTAGCACACCCCTTGCTGACAAAACACACAATGATGCCAAAAAGCGAGAGCAGACAGCAAACGCAAATATTGCAGAGTTAAAATTTCAGGAGCTGGACGGACAGTTGATCCGAGCGGCTGATGTTAAGGAACATTTTTCAAGAATAGCAGCAACAATACGTGATGCGTTTTTGAATGAACCAGTGAAGTTGGCTCCTGTAATTTCGAATGTTGACGATGTAAATGAAATTGAACAAATACTAAAAGAAAAGTTCACTGAAATATTGAAGGAATTATCTGATGCCGGTCTTGGCGGAACGCTTTTTAGATGAGTGTTTCTTTTCTGCATTAGAACCACCCAAACACGATTTAACAATAAATCAGTGGGCGGATGAAAATAGAATATTATCGAGTAAATCTTCTGCAGAGCCGGGTAAATTTAAAACCTCGCGCACTCCGTATGCAAAAGAGCCGATGGAGTTTTTATCGACAAGCTCCAGTGTAAGAAAAGTTGTTCTTATGTGGGGGTCGCAACTCGGTAAAACCGAGATTGGGAATAATTTTATTGGGTATGTGATTGATTATGCCCCTGCATCTATGTTGGTTGTTCAACCAAATGTAGGTCTAGCCAGACGGCAATCGAAGATGAGAATAGCGCCAATGATTGAGGCATGTCCTTCGTTATTGGAAAAAATTCCACCAGCGCGTAGACGTGATTCTGATAACACCGCCCTTGAAAAGGGGTTTCCGGGTGGGATATTACTTTTCGCTGGTGCGGAGGCTGCTTCTGGTTTGGCATCCATGCCGATTAAGAATCTGTTTTTAGATGAAATTGACAGGTTTCCGCATGACGTTGAAAAAGAAGGCGATCCTGTTGATTTGGCAGAAGCGCGAACAAAGACATATGGCCGTAACAAAAAGATATTAATAACGTCAACGCCGACGCTTAAAGGTGAATCTCGTATTGAAAATGAATACGAATTATCTGATCAAAGATCGTTCGAGGTTCCATGTCCGCACTGTGATGGATTTCAAGTATTGAAATTTGGACATGAGGGAGCAAAATTTGGATTAACGTGGGAGAACAATGATCCTAAAACTGCAACGTATATGTGCGAACACTGCGGTGTATATATTAAAGAGGAATACAAAACACAGATGCTTGAAAATGGTGTTTGGGTACCAAAATATCCAGAACGTGAAGTTAAGGGGTATCATCTAAATTCTCTATATTGTCCTGTTGGGTTTTATAGCTGGGCGGATATGGTTACAAAGTTTCTAAACTGCAAAGGAAAACCAGCAAAACTTAAAACTTTTGTAAATACTGATCTAGCGGAAACATGGGAAGAAAAGGGCGATAGCCCAGACCATGAAAAGATATATCGCCGCCGTGAGACATATAAAACTGGCGTGGTGCCAAAAGACGCATTTTTGTTAACTGCTGGTGTTGATATTCAAAAAGACCGCATCGAGATTATGGTGCAGGGGTGGGGGAAGAACCTTCATCGTTACGCTGTTGATTATATTGTTTTGCAGGGCGATACAACAGATCAAGATGTGTGGAACCAATTGGAACGCGCGTTGTATAAGGATTATGAACACGCCCTTGGCGGCACTATAAACATATCAAAAATGGCAGTGGATACAGGATATAACACGCAGATTTGTTATAACTGGGTACGACAACAAAATCTTAATCTGGTCATGGGTATTAAAGGTGGTCCAGACAGTATGCCTCAAATGCTTGGCAGACCAACTAAGGTTGATGTGACCATTGAAGGCGACACGGTATATTACGGCCTACAAATATGGGTGTGTGGAGTAGGTCATGCAAAATTGGATTTGTTCGGATATTTGAATAAGGACGCACCTCTTGAGAAAGATGACCCTTTCCCATTCGGGTGGTGTCATTACCCAGAGTGGGATTTGAATTTTTTCCAAGGGCTCTGCTCTGAAAAAAGAGTTTATTCAAATGGCAAATATAAATGGATCGTTACCTACGAGCGCAATGAGCCATTGGATACAAGCGTCTACGCGCGCTTAGCCTCCGCAGCAATAGGGATTGATAGCTGGGGGGATGCTGATTGGGACGTTTTAAGAGAACAAATTATTATGAATGCAAAAGATATCAAACCACGGCCTGCTGAAAATAGTCAGGCATCATGGATAAAAAGAGACAGGGACAGTTATATATGAGTAATTATACGGATGCAGACTTAGCGGCCATGGATAAGGCCATAGGAAGTGGAGCGCTAGAAGTTGAACATGGCGGCTCACGCGTTAAATACCGCTCATTGATTGAAATGATGCAGGCACGTGATTTTATTGCAAAATCTATGCAAAGCACACCAAATACACCAAACCACACAGTTTATTCAGGTTCTAAAGGCTTATAATTTTGTCAAACAATGCTGTAATACAATTAAACGCCATGGAGCGTGCGATTAAGTTCGTCAGTCCCTCATGGGCGTGCAAGCGCGAATCCGCGCGTGTTGGGTTTGAATCGTTGCGTCGTTTTGATGGGGCAAGTAAGTCAAAGAGGTTAGAGCCTTGGATGACGCCAGCGACAAGCCCCCAAGGTGTCACTCGGACATCCGGTAATATTTTACGCGCAAGAATGCGTGACCTTGAACGCAATAACTCATGGTATCGTCGCGCTGTTGATTTGTTGGTCAATAATGTAGTGGGCAGCGGTATTCGACCACAAATAACAACGACGGATAAAGACAATACGCGTCGTGATGTCCTTCAAAAAGAATTTTTAAAATGGTTTGAATCACGCGATTGTGATTATGACGGATTAAGCAATGGCTTTGGTTTACAACGTTTAACAAAACGTACGCGTGTGACATCCGGTGAAGTCCTTATACGAAAGAGATATTCAAAAGAATATGGACTTCAAATTCAAATTTTGGAGCCAGATTTTATTGATGACACAAAGGACGGTATTGTGCTTGATGATGGTGGATATATTATCCAAGGCATAGAATACAATAATAAGGGAAAACGTATCGCTTATTGGCTTTACGAAAACCACCCGAGTGATTACATGCCCGGCAAAAAATACGCCAGCAACCGTGTCGATGCTAAACACGTAATACATTTTTTCCGTGCGGAACGTCCGGGTCAGGTGCGGGGAATTCCACAAGGTTCACAAGTTGTAGTTCGTTTGCATGATTTGGATGAATTCCAAGATGCGGAACTGATGAAGCAGAAAATTGCGTCTCTTCTTGTCGGCTTTAGACAAAAAGCTGCAACACAAACAAAACCGACCAATCAAGGCGCAAACGAAAATATCAATCTTTTCCCGGGAACAATAGAAGATTTAGGACCAGGCGAAACAATGTCGTGGTCAACACCACCACAGCATCAGATGTATCCTGAATATGTCCGCAGCATACTTCTGGAAATAGCAGTGGTATTCGGATTAACCTATGAAATGCTGTCTGGGGATTTGAAAAAAACAAGTTTTAGTTCCGGCAGGATGGGTTGGATAGAAAGTTCGCGATATTTCAAAAGCGACCAAGATGATTTGAATAACGGGGTTTTAAACCCCGTTTTTTATTGGTGGTTAGAATTTCACGGTTTGCAGACACGGACTAAAACAGACGGAGTGTCCTGTAAATGGGTGCCACCACATAGGGAATTGATAGACCCAGCAAAAGAAATAAAGGCATGGGCTGAGGCCAAAAACGAAAACTTAATTCCTATTAAGCGCATCTGGACAATGATGGGCTGGAATCCTGATGAAGTAATTGCCGATATAGCTGAAATGCAAGAAAAAATGGACGAGGCAGGCATTAGAACTGGCGATGAAAAAGAAAAATCCGAGGAAACTGAAAACGAGGAAGATGACGATGAGCAAGAAGACGAAGAAAAACCAAAAAAATAGCAGTTCACCT